AGGCTGCCTTCTTGCATGCGAGCCGCCAGGACGCTGGCCGCGTAAGCTTCCCGTTCAACGTAAGCGACGGGGCGAGCCGTTCGGCCCATGTGGGCGAGCCCGGCTCGCAGTCCTTCGCCAAGCTGGCCGACGCCAGCAAACAGTTCGATGGTATGAAAATCCATGTCATGCAATCCTCCTGGGTTGCCCGCCACCAACAGGCCCATTCACAGCGCCGACGCACATAGCTGTGATGCGCCTTGGCGGAACGCGGATGCCGTTCACAAGGCTTGGCAAGTCGAAAGCAGCAAACCGGTCATCTGGAATGCCAGGGTTGCGGCCAAGCTCGGCTCCGTCGTATTTGCTGCTTGTCGTGCTGTTTCGCAGCGGCGAGGATGTGGGCGCAACCAGCTTTCCAAGCGGCTTCATGGTGTGGCCGGGGCCGTTCATGGGCTGTGTCATTTCGGCTTTTCGCGTAGCCAGCCTGTACTGCGTCTTGCCGTTCACCTTGCGTGATTCGGCAGTTCCTTTAAACAGCATTGCGCCTGTGATGTCAGCCACTTTGCGTTTATCAACACCTGACGCGAACTGAATTTCTCGGTTTGTCATCCACTTATCACCAGTTGATGATTCAAGTACACGCTCGACGGCCAAGCGGTGAGGTGATTTCTGTTGGGCTGATCTGGTTTGTGGTTTTGTTGTTATGGCCGTAAAAAAGCCCGGTCTGTGCCGGGCTGTGTCGGGTTGGTGGTTGGTCAGGATGCAAACAGGTCTTGTGTATGCTCAACTTCGGCGCTTGCCAGATTCTTTGATGCCTGCCTGAAGTAGCTCTCTTTCAGTTCGGCACCAACGAACTTGCGGCCCATCTGTATGGCCACAAACCCTTCAGAGCCGATGCCGGTGAACGGCGACAACACCACATCGCCGGGGTTCGTCCAGAGGTCAATCCCTCGCCGGATGACTTCCAACTGAAGCGGGCAAATGTGGCGCTCGTCGTCGTGTTCGCGTGCGCTTCTGTATTGCAGTGTGTCTGATGGGTCAATGTCCATCCATACCGGGCTGGCTACTTTCTGCCACTTGTCCACCGGGTAGGTTTCTGGCGTATGCGTGACGCGATCAACCATTTCACCCGGCGCTCTCATGGTCACAAGGTAGTCAGGGATGCCCTGTCGGCTCATGCATGCATTGGTTCGCACGGTCTTGTGCAACAAACCGAGCGCTTTGGTGCGCTGCATGCTGGTCACAGGGTCTTTCCAGATCACGACCTCAGATGCAAAAATGAACCCGTGCTTCTGGAATGCACGAATCAGATCCCCCCTGAAGTCTTTCAGCCCGATATACCCGTCGCGCTCTTTGCTGGTTGGCATCAGCATGCAGTGAAAGCTGACGTTGTGCCCTGGCTTCATGACCCGGCGAAGCTCTGCAATCAGAAAGTCAAAGTGCGCGAAAAACTCATCATCGTCTCGGACATTGCCCATGTCGCGTGGGCTGTTAGAGTAGGTGTAGAGAGATGCAAATGGAGGGCTGAAGATAGAGTAATCAATGGACTTGTCTGGCAGGCCTTTGACCACTTCCACGCAGTCCCCATTCCAAATCGTGAAGTTCTCGCCGCTGGTTTCTTCGATTGCGTTCATGCTGTCCTCAAAAAACTGGGAAGGTTCATGGCCTTGGTGGGCCGGTATTCGTTGCTCTCGCGTGTCTGCCCGAAAAGCTCAGACTTCACGCTGTCCATTACTTCGGTGGCCAGTGCGTCACCCATTGCCTTTGCATCGGTTTCTTTGCGCTTCAGGTTGCTGACAATCGAGCCCTCTTGCTCACTGGCAAAGATGTGCACCTGAACCGATTGCTTTTGGCCGAATCGGTAACAGCGCCTAACCGCTTGGTAGTACGCTTCCCATGAATCAGTGACCCCCACGAAAGCGACGTTGCGGCAGTGCTGCCAATTCAAGCCCCACCCGGCAATACTTGCCTTTGTGATCAGCACGCGAATCTTTCCAGCGGCGAATTCCATCAGCCGCTTCTCTTTGATGGCTTCGTCATCTGCGCCGCGTATTTCCACCGCATCGGGTATGGCTTGGCGAAGTGCATCGCCTTCGGCATTCAGGTCACACCAGATCACCCACGGCTCGTCGCTGTCGTTCACCATTTCTGAGCAGGCTTTGACACGTTCATCAAGGCTGGCTTTGCGTGCTTGCCTGCGCTCCATCAGGTCGTTGGCTTCCATGGCAAATAGGTAGCCTGTTGCCTCCTGGCTGTGTTCGCTGTCAACGGTGTGCTGGTGCACTTCAAGCGGTGGTAGGTTGTAGCCAGTGGCATCAAACCCGAGATCGGCAGGGCTGCGAAGCATTACCCCCCAACTGGCTACCCACTTCCAGAACAGTTGCCGCGCATGGCCTTTGATGCGCCATGTCTGCGTGTCGCCACCATCGTGGACAAAGAACTCGGCCAGCATTTCAGCGCGTGACCGGATGCCCAAGAACTCGGCATGCGTGCCAAGCTCAGTCCAGTCGTTTGGCGCTGGCGTTGCCGTAGCGCACAGACGGTAAGGTGTAGACCGGAACGCATCCAGCAACGCCTGCAATGTCTTGCTGGTGTGGTGTTTGATGACACTGGATTCATCCAAAACGACAGCGCCGAACCGTGATGCATCGAACTTGTGCAGACGGTCATAGTTGGTGATGCTGATGCCTGGCTGCACTTCACTTGCTTCGTGAACATGCCGAACGGTCACGCCGCATTCCGCTGCTTCCGCTGCCGTTTGTTGGGCAACTGCGAGCGGCGCAAGAATCAGCACATCGCAGCCTGTTTCCCGGTTGACCACATCAGCCCATGCAACTTGCATGCGGGTCTTGCCAAGCCCTGTATCCGCAAAGATCGCGCAACGCCCACGGCGCAATGCCCACTTAACGAGTGCTTGCTGATGCGGGAAAAGCCCGTCGATCATCTGCACGTCTTTGGTGATGCCAACAGGTGGCACGATCATCAGTTTCGTGTTGACGAATTCGTCATAGTTCATGGCAAATTGCTGTGCGTCTCCCGCATCAGCACCTTTTCAATGGTTCGTTCGTGAACACCGTATTGCTTTGCCAATGCTGCATTGCTCAGGCTGTCCTTGATGTGTTTGCGCAAAGATTCGCGCTGTCTGGCTGCTGAACGGATGCTGATCACATCCATGTCAAGCAGCTTGGTTTGTGGCAGGTCTTGACCGCGTGGCGCTAACTCACGCGCACGTTGCAGGTACTCAAAGCGTTGCATTTGTGGGCGTAAAAAAGCCACCTCAGTGGGTGGCTTGTTGAGTGGTCTTGCTCATGCAAGGAGTGGCGAGCCAGACCGGTGGCGGTGGTGCTGGCGTTTCAGGTGAATACGGGCCTCCACCTGATCAGGCTTGGTGTTGGCCATGGCGGGCGAGTTTTTGGACAGCTTCATGGCTCGTCCCAGCTTTTTGTCAGCGCTTGCCATGTAAAGCTCCACCTGTTTCTGGTTCTCGCTGGGCAGCAAAATGCGGTAGCCACTATCAGTGCCTGCCAGGTACTTGCCCACGTCCAGCAAATGGCTGCGGCAGTAGTCGATGGCTGACAACTCAGCCAATGCAACGGCCTCAAACTGCGCTCTGGTTCCAACGGCAGGGACGGTGATTCCCAATGCTTGGTGCACCAGTTCTCGCTTGATGACGCTACCAAACTCCAGCAAACCCGCATTGCCCAAAGTAGTCAGCAGGTCGCGTGCTGCCTTGCGGTTAGACATGGGCCACCTCTGCTGTGGCGCGGCCAAACGTAGGCCGGAAGTCGCCAAATCCCACATACTGAGCCGTGCGCTGGACAACCTTCACAAGTCCAGCGAAGTCCACCACGGTATCGTCAAACTCGATCACCGTGCTGAACGACCACTTCTTGAAAATTGGGAAGTCTTTGGCCACCCGCACTTGGCCTTGCGGCAGCATGGCGCGGTGGCGGAACTTGGGGTTCATGACCACATCGGCAATGGTCTTGACCGTGTTGCTGCCCTCGTAGTGCAGCTTGGCTTTGTCTTCAGCGGCAAACACGCCGCCGCGCATCTTGGCCTTGCCTGTTTTGATGACGGCAAACGCACCGGTGCAAATGGCCTCGGTCAGCCAGCGGGTGGGCACGTACACGCCAAGATCATCATCGAAATACACCTTGCTTTCGGTTTCGATGTTGCCCAGCTCAAGCAGGTCATCCTCAGTCTTGGTGTGCTTGGCCGTGATGCTCTTTTTGGCCTTTGTGTACCGGTTGAACGGGTCAACCGTTTGAGGGTTGTTTTGCAGCAAGTAGTTCATGCCGTTTATGGTGATGTTGGCTGCTTGTATGGCCATGTTCAAAAGCTCCTGTGTGATGAATAAAGCGACCGGGGTTTCCCGTGCCGGGTGGTCAAAGCGACCTGGCTGGCCCACTGTTGCCAATGGGCTGGCCGGGGGGCTTTGCAATGCGCTGCGGTGCAATGCGGTGCTATGCGGTGCCTTGCCGTGCTGTTCGGTGCACTGCGGTGCATTGCGCTTGTTTGCTGTGCGCGTGATGTGAAAACACATCGGGAAGGCCACTGTTGCCAATGGCCAGCCCGATTTGCTTTGCGATGCATTGCGCTGCATTGCGATGCATTGCGCTGCCTTGCGATGCACTGCTATGCGCTGCTGTTGAAGTGAAAACACCTCGAAAAACAACCGCTTGAGCAGTCGCTTCCCGTGTTGCTTTGCGATGCCCTGCATTTCGCTGCTATGCTTTGCAGTGCCGTGCTGTGCCTTGCGTCTAAATTGAAAAGCCCACTCTCGGTGGGCTGTGTGTTGGGTTGAAGCTGGTCAGAATCCACGCATACGCATGGCAACGGCTCTGGTGGAATCTACATCGCGCTTGCAGTAATCCGCAATGCCCTCAATGTTTCCCTTCTGCCATTCGTCGTACACCGT